GTAACTAAAACCTTCTTCAGTTACATTTGCAAGGTTAAACAAATAACTTGCATCTTTTGGACTATCTTGTGCAAGTTGAATACTACCAGCAGACCATATCGGCATACATCTCATAACACCTGCTAATTCATTTATGAGATCAAATGCTTCACTAGATGATTGAATATTCACATTACAACTAAATCTAGCTTCCTGTCCTCCAAATCCATCTGATACCAATGTATTTGCAAACTTACTTGCGGTAACAAAAGAAAATAGATCAAGAGAACTTTCTGTTATATGATTACCAAATCCATAACGTGTGTCTAAAAGTAAGTCTAATAAGACCATCGCAGGGCATGAGCACCATTGAGCAGCACCCATAACACCATTAAAAATATATCCAGTTGGATAAATAATTCGGCCAGTATTAGCATCAACTGTAGGAGTACCAGATCCACTAGCTCCTGCTCCTGGAATCCTTACCTTTATTCCTCTAATACGATACTTTCTTGTAGGTATTGATTGAAACTGCATAGAGTCCAATCGAAGAGAAGCATAAGCACTATTGGCATAAGTATTAGAATCATCAATTATTTCTCCCAAACTTGTCCATGTAAAAGCATCAATAAGACTTGAATCTGAACTATCAGCCGTCACTCTTGTGACTCTTATATCAACAGGAAAAGCACCCGTAAGATTTACCCTATAATCTCTTTGGTACGCATCAGCAGTTCGACCTGTAATAGTGTCATCAATAACATCAGTAAAACCGCCAGAATTATATTGGACTGCTATTTTTAACTGGACAGAAGAACCTAATAAATCTCCTTGATCTGTTGCTTTCTGTAATTGTGGAAAGGTTATAGTTACGTTTACGGCATCAACATTTGAATTTGTTATTTGCCTAGTAACGGGAGAAGATTGAGTAACAGTAATACCTACTGCTGTGACAGAAGAACTACTTTCAATACCTTCAACTTTTGTCTGTCCTGATGTTCCAAATCTAGGATTAAATGTTACGTCTTGAAAATTAAAATCAGTTATAGCTGGATTGGTTGAATCAGCAGTTGATTTTAAAACAGGAGTATCATTTAAAAACACATCTTTCAATGCAGCATTATTATATGCAACAGTTCCCTGCGTTCTGCCTTCTTTTGATGCAGAGGCAAAACCCTCAATCTCTCCTTCAGAAATAAGGTCAAGAAAAGTAGCAAACTGCCTACTGTGTAAAGTATCAGGTGCTCTGGTTGGTTGGGGTGGAGTAGGAGGAGAAGGTGCTCCAGATCCTCTAATAATTTTAGGTTTCGTCATGCTTGTACCTGTTGAGTATCAATAGCACCACTTATAACAACTGATCCTGTAACAATTTCTCCATAAACTATCGGTACAGGAGTACCTGCTCTCGATGTATTTTGTGTGCCAGAAAAACTAAATGATAATTGTGGATCTTGTTCTGACTTAAATTCTTTTGGTTTAGGCAAAGGAAATAACATCTCACTTACTCCTTGTAAAACTAAAGCACCACCAAGATATACAGCAGCTTTAGTTATAGCACCAGAAACTCCCGATAAAGCACCAAATCCAGTAACACCACTTTTAAAACTAAAAGATAAAGCAGGGTTAATAATAAAAGCACCTGCAATCAACGCTGCTCCTAGTAATACTTTTCCTGTACCACTACCAGCACCACTAATAACAGGAACGATATGTATATCTTCTTGTCCTATTGGATGATGTATTTCTTCTTTATCTACTGCATAATTACCAACTTTTACCTGATAATATTGAGGATTCATATATTTTTCTACTTGCGGAAAATTATTAACAAGAAAACTAACTGCTTTTGCAAGACTATCAACCTGTATTTCAAATTCTTTATGCCCTACAAACTCTGCAAGTTCGCCATATAGCTTTAACTTACGCAACATAACGATACCTCCCTCCTGTGCATTTTAATAACCATTGAGAATAAGGCTCTCTACAAGATAGTCTATCGGTTAAATGATGTAAAACATCTCCATCTAAAAAAATAGCTACATGATTTAAACCAGCAGATCCAATAGACATCAATAGTGCATCGCCATTCATAAGTTTTTCATCTGGTCTAAGTTCTCTAAAACCAGTTCTCCATGCACAACTTTCAAACAAAGGATTAAGAATAAACTCTTCTGGTGTTGTAGGTCTATCCCAATCTTTTAATTCAATATTTTTTTCTTCTTTATACCAATCTTTTACTAAAGACCAGCAATCAGTAACACCCCAAACCCACGGGCGACCAAGTAAAGGTGGTTTATATCCACAAGGTTCACAATAACCCCAAGTTTCTGTTTTTGGATTAACAATATGCCACGGAAGTTTACTTTGCTCACAACTAATCTGATCTGCTTGACTAGGAACAGGAGGTGTTACAGGGTGGCTATGAACAACAGCAGTTATTTCTCCCGTATTATCTGCTTTTACATAATCTTCTGGATCAATAATAAAACACTGATGATCTGTCATTGAAAGATTACGACAAGGATAGTATCTTTCTTTTCCTCGAATATTTAATAACAAACCACAAGACTCTTTAGGATCTTGGTCTTTAGCATGAACAAGTGCTTCTTCTTTCCAATTCATGCTATAAACGTACCAATCGAAGGAAACTCTGTTCTAGTACATTGTCTTTTTGGTGCTCTAATACCAGCAAGATCAAATACTGCTGCAAGTTCAAACTGCACGACTTCTCTATTTTCTGTTGATTTTCTATCTATTTTGTATATTTCCTGTGGAAACTCTGCTGTAGGATCTGGTGTTCCCAATGGATTAGTATTGCCAGAAAAATTTATTGAATCCAAATATCTAGCTAAAGTTCTAATTCTTGTAACTGTCGCACCTGTTAAATCATTACCTGTAGTTACAGAATTTACATTTAACAAAATAGCAGTAATAGTTCCAAGAGCATTACTAATAGTTAATGTGGGTCTAGGTAACTGACCTTTTTGAAAAGCAAAACCTTCTGCCTGTATTGGCATTTTTACATAAGTATTACCAGCCCAGATAATATCTCCATTTCCTACTCTATTTGTACCAGCATGGAATCTGTAAGTAGCTGCTGATCCATGTAACGCAGTTTCAGTTGTAATACTGAATAATTCAATTATTGCTGAAGGATTGATCTTTTGTAGATCAGTAATAATCGGAGCAGTACTCATGGTTCAAATACTTCTCTAAATGTTGCCTGTATTGTAGCTCTATTGTTATATGGTATTGATTTATTCCATGCTTCGCAAACAAATTTTTGTGCAGTAGCTTCTCCAGGTGCAGTAAAATCAAAGCTATCACTGTCGTTTGCACGGGCATCAAGGAAGGTTTCTATTTCATCTGCTTCCACTTCAGAGACATTAAAAGTAAAATTATAAATCTTTGGATTTTGATGCTCTGCTAATCCAAATAATATTCTATGTTCAAACCCATCGGCAAAACGAATAGTTCTAGTATTTGGTGCGGATCTTTTTTGTTGTCCGTATGTAGGTTTTATTGAAGGAAACGTAGCCATTATGCAAGCATACCTCCTGGTCGTTTTTGTTTAATTAATTCTGATTGTATAGCAACTGAAATCATACGACCAAGTTCTCGACCCTGTTCTTCATCTCCTTCGACAGAAGAACCAGAAGCATCTACATTTACTACGATATTTGTTGAACCACCAAGGGCATGATTTGGTGTAATCATACCAGATACACCTGGGCTAAATAGTTCTGGGCCACGTTCTCCAACAATGTAACTACTACCACCTTTTACAGGACCACCATTTGCTTTACCAGGAAATATTGCTCCTAATAAACCTCCTGTTATAGAGCCACCTCCTATGTTTCCAAAGATTGCTAAATTTAAAAGTGCATCTGTCATCTTATCCAATACACTTCTCATTACATCACCTAATGTTCTAGTTCCTTTAATAAGATCTTTTATACCATTACCCATTTCTACTTGAATTAAATCTGCAACTTTTCTCATAGGGTCTGCTAATGCTCTTGCATTTGCAACAACTTGTTTTTGTAAATCAACTTCTGCTTTTAACTTTTGTATTGTTTCATCGTGCAATCCATTATTTAATTGTTTCTCTTCATTTATAAAGAAATCTAATTCTTTCTGTAAATTAGTAAGTTCAAACTGTTCTTTCATAAGAGTCAATTTTTCACTACTTATAGTTAATCTACTTTCTTCAATTTCCAATGCTTGTTTTAATGGTAGTATTTCTCTATCTTGGAAAGTTTGTGTTGCTAAATCACTACCAAGTGGTTTTGTTCCTCCCGCTTGTGGAGTAATAGTTTTCTTATCAAAAATAGGTAATCCAAGAGCCTCTTTAAGACCTAAATCAATAAATTCTGTTAACAGTTGAGATCTTGATTTTTCTGGTGTTATACCCATTGCCTTATTAGTTCTAATTATCGAATCAGTAAATGTATTTGCTTTATTTACTATTTCTTGTTGAATACGAAATTTCTCTTTTTTTCCTACTTTATCTTCTAACATTCTCAATAATTTACCAGTATCTAATGCACCTCCAATAGCCTCAATAAATGGAATCAATACCGTGCTTAAAAATAATGTTATCTCCGTACCAAGTTCGTTTACCTTGTTTTTAAATTCTTCAAGTTTTTTAGTTGTCGCTAAAAGTTCTTCTGGGGACTTACCCATTTTTTCATTAAATTCATCTAACAATAATCTTGCTGCACTTGATTTTGCACCTACTTTTTCAAGTTTTAATGCTAACTCTCCCGTAGGTGTACCAGCAAGCCCTAATTTATTTATTAAATTTTCAATATTTTCTTCTGGTTTCTTCAATGCTTCAGTTAAATCTTCCATTGCTGAACCAATAGCCGTGCCAGCGATAGATAATGCAAAACCAAACTGACCCATGCCAGGGATAGCTGCTAATGCTCCACCAGCGAAACCACCAATACCACCCGCAGCAGCAGCTAATGGACCTTGACCAAATAAGAGTGGAAAGCCACCACCAATAATACCGCTCCCTACTGCACTTCCAACTCCTCTTCTTATTGCTGAACCTACACCGCTACTTCTAAGTTTTGCTCTTGCTAATTCATTTTCAGCTTTGATTTCTTCTTGTATTACTTTTGTCTTTGCTTGACTAAAACTTATTCCATCTTTATAAGCCATTCTTTCTATCTTAAAAAGTTTTTGCTTACTAGCTAATTGTTTATTAAATTGCTCTTCAACTTTAACAGCGTTTATTATCGCTGCTCTATAATGATCAGTTCCTATAGCTGCTTCATTTACTGCTCGATGGGCACGGCCAACTTCTTTTGATAAATTATTAAAACTTTTTACTACGTTTTTACCGTCAACACGAGCACGTTTATTAAGTATATTTATTTCTCTTTGTAGTAATTTAGTCTCTACTCTTGTTCTTTGTAGATCTTTTGCTCCTTTAATGGCTAATTCTAAATTGACGCTATAATCTGCCACTTTTTAAAAGAATTAAAACATTTATTCTATATTACCTTCTTCTTCCTCTTATAGCATTACCTTTTTGTATTTTGTCTTGTTCTTTCTTTAACTCTTCAGCTTCTAACTCTGCAAAAGCAAACCAACCTAATAACTCTTCATAAGTTAGAGTTTCGCATAATTCACTTACAGTTTTTCCTAACTCTTTTGCTAATGAATATATAAATCGCCATTGATTTTTAGCTTTTCAAATCGGCTTTAGCCTCTGATACCTCCTTAGTCTGTCCAGCTTCTATCATTGCTAGTTGTATTTCCTGCAAGATAACTGCTTCTACTTCTCTTCTAAGAGATGCTTTATCTCCATCTTGGAAAAGCCTAACACCATCTTTATCTAATGCTTTTTCAATCATAAGTTGTAAAGCAAATTCATTTGCATCTTCACTCATAGATTTTTTTTGTATTGATTCTCTTTCTGCAATAGTAAGTGGGTGCCAATAAACAGTAAAAATAATTTTATCTCCTTTTTTAACGTCATGTTGATATAGTTGGCTGACACCAAAACTATTTTTCAAAAGTTCGATTGCTCTAGTCATAAAATAAGTATTGCTACTTTATTATACTAGGCATTAGCTGAGAATTGGCAAGATATTACACCAACAAAATGACTTCTATCTTCAATTTCAAGCATTACAGGTCCATTTATGTCCTGTACTCTTGGCTTTACACTAAAAGTATCAGAATAATTAGAAGCATTAACTGAAGTAAGTCCATCTATAACAGACTCACTTATAGCAGATAAAACAGAAGTCCCCTTGCTCTTTGGGACGTAAACATTACATTGAACAACGCCCGAATAATAATCCGTAGCTGCTCCTTGGTTCTGTAAAGTAGATTGAGTGAAATTTAAATTCATCACAACATATTTTTTTGCTTTACCAGGAGTCACAAAAGTCACGTTGTCATATACAACAGAAACAGTATTATCTGCTGCTACAACTGAATCTGTAACTGCTTTTTCAAATGCTGCTCTTGCGTTTACTAAAGTCATAATTAAAATTCAGTGTAAGCTTGTCCACCTGTGCCTTCAGCAGATAGACCTCTAGTTTGCCTAGATGCTACAAATAGTCTACCCTTTTTCTCTTTCATCGTTTCTTTAATTAATTTACCTAACTCACCTTGTATAAAAACTTGAACTTTACCTCCTTCTAATGCGTAAGCCGCATATTTAGCTCTATTACCAATAAAAACTGGTTTTTTATAATTAAATGTTTTCTCAACAGGAAATCTTCGTTGTATTTTATAAGCAGGTTTTTGATTAGTAAACGCAACACTTTTTTTAATATCAGACCAAGGTTTAAAATTTTCTACCTTATCTTTTGCTCTGACACCCATAGTTTGTGCCTTCCAACTACTTGCAAAAAATCCTGTATAAACTGGACTTCTTTTTTTGGTAGATAATCCTTTATGAACCTTCCTTATTAATTGGTTATAGTCTTGATTAAACTGTTGTTCAAAATCTCCGATAGGATCACTTTTCAGAAAATCTTTAGCCATCAGAATCGTACCAATACTGTAAACAAATAAACCTGCCCGCCCTTTTTAGTATCAATATCATAAATTTTTGCAGCTACATTAGATCCTGCATAACTCAATGTAATCTCATCATCAAAATCAACTTGGTTATCACCTATCAAATCGGGAGTGATATATAACTTTGCATTTCTCATCTCTTTACCTTCATCTTCCTCTGACCTGATGAACTCTATTGGAACTTTGATACTGTAGCTAGTGTCTGTTGTTGTATAAGCACCAGTGCTAGTGTTGTAAGTTCCCGAAGCCTTCTTCGTATAAGTGATAGTTGTATCAAGAGAACTACCAAGATCAGATACAACCTGTTTAGCTACACTTTTTAATAATGTGTCTAGTTGTCCTGCCATTATCCTCTAACTACCCTCATCTGAAAACTACCAGCTCCACCAAGCATATATGCTCCAAGATAACTTTGTAACCACGGGTAAACATCTAAAATATTATTTATAGATCCAGTTCCTTGACTATCTGTGTTGTATTTAACTTGAATATCTCCTAACTTTACTTCTTCAAAATTACCATCTTTACCAGTAGTTCCTGTAATAGCATCGGTATCATTTGCCAAGGCTCTAGCTAATTCATATTGTGCATATTTAATATTATTAGGAATTGTAGAACAAGATAACTCAACGCCATCTACCTGATAATTATTTCTTGGAAACTTTAATGCCTGTCCATCATCACATCTATCTCCGTAATAAACTAAAGTATCAATCCATCTTGTAGCTGATATTAATGCTCTTTTCTTCTGATCGTCTGTTTTGTTTGTCCAAGTAGAAGAATCTGGAGAAGTATCGAAATAATCATTAGCTTCTGTCAACGTGACATAGCTATTAGCATTTTCTCCTTTTACAGTTGCATTTATGGTAGCTGCCACGATTAGTAAAGTAATTTAGTTTTATTGTAGCGTAAAGAAAAAACCCCACCAATAATTGATGAGGTTTCTTCATTGCCTTGCAACTTAATACTATTAAGGATTAGTTCCTGTATCAAGTGGTGAGTTAACGATTAGTTCAACTATAGGAATTAAATCAGCATCGTATGTGATTCCCCAGTTGTTATCGTTAGCTAATGCTGCGTTAGTTGGGTTGTCAGTAGCAGATGTCCACTTAGTTCCCATAACGTGATAAGCACTGTGGTAATCAACAGACATAACATCTTGCTTAGATAAGATGTTTCTATCTGATTCAATACTTAGTGGAGATTGCTCACCTTCAAGAATTGTTCCTGACTTGATTAAATAGCAACGGAACTCTTTTTGATGACCTGTTGTACCAGGGTGAACTGTATTAACTTGTGAGTCAATAACAACATTCATTCCTGCAAACTGACCGATGCTTGTTTCATTAACACCGACACCGCCACCACCCCAAGTTACTGCACCACCAGTTGTGAGGGCAGATGTTGAGAATGTAAGCATACCAACTTGATATAAGTAGTAAGCAACAGATGGATGAACAACTAGAGTATCTAGTTCATCGCCTCTTGATCCAAGAAGTGATCTTCCTCTTGCAACAGTAGAAGCTGTTAAGAAGTTATCAGTATCAGCACCAGAAGCAGCACCCTTAGATAAATCTAAACAGTTTGAGCCTAATGGGCCGAAAGTAGATCCGAACAAACCATCTAACAAGCTGAATAGTCTTGCAGAGTTTAATTTGTTAATAGCATCTGCAATTTGGTTTCTGATGTGACCCATTGGATCTTCACCAGCAGCCAATACGGCTACATCATCAACAGCATACGCAAAACCTCTATGACAGATAGTTGCGATCTGTGTATCTGTACCAATCTTCTGTGGTGTCAAATAACCAGAGTTACTTGTACCCCATGTTGCTGTACCATCTAAAATTTCTTCAGTTGGTGTGATTGGGTTAAATTCTGGAACTTGTATTCTTGTTCCACCTTCTGTTGCATCAAGAAGTGAGTTTCTTACAACAGCACCAGATTTTAAGAAAGCACTACGTTCTTTGATTGCCTCAGAAACATAGGTGCTCAAATTATTTCTCTTTACGATGTCAGCTAATAAGACACCACCAGAGTAATTCTGAAACGGAGCAGCCATTTAGAATAATTTAGAAGTTTACAGTAACCAAGCCACCGACTTGGGTGTTGAATCCACCGAATCCAACAATTATGATTGAGCCTCTTGCTTGAGCACCGCAGCAAGCTGAGGGTTCTGTTCTGATATTAGCATTTGTTGAGTTATATTGCCCGTTTTCCAAGGATTTACCTGTCCTCCACCCACGTTTGATGTAGGAGTTGGTTTCGCACCCATTCCTGCAGCAGTGCTTGGCTTGAAATGATGTTCCCAACCACTACCAGGATTCTTAAGACTTGTGAGATAAGAGTCTAAGTCTTGTTCCACTCCACCATTTAAAATTACAACTTTACCTTCAGCATTTTTTTGTAACTTATTTTGTAACAAAGAAAGAGTCTGTTCAGCATTTATCGCACCAAGGTTGCTGATGGCTGAAAGTGCTGTTGTCTTTGTAGAAGCTAATTCATTAGAATTTTTTAAATCTTCAAGCTGTTGAGATAAATTAGCTATCTGTTGATCTTTTTCCTGTGCTGTTTTATTAGCTTCCTCCCAAAGGGTTTTCCATTGTCCTTGATCTTCTAAAATCTGTTTTCTTTTTTGTTCTTCTTTCTCATAAACACCATCTAATTTACTTTTTACATCATTAAATTTTTCTGTCCATTTAGTATTACTTTCAGCATTCTGTCTCTTTAATTCCTGTATCTGCTGTTCATATTCAGCTTTTACGGAATCTAGTGAGGGTGATGGGGGTTGAGCTGGTGGTTGTGATGCCACAGATTCAGTAGATTCAGTGTTTGGCTGAATTACTTTTTCTTCGATTGCCATAAATTATTCAGAAAGGGGGGTTGTAGTTTTCTTCTTTGAGACTTTTTTCTTAGTTTCTTTTGGAGTAGGAGTAACTTCAGTAACTTCTTGTGTTTTAGGCTTTAACTCTGTTACTTCCCATTTGTAAGTTCCATCAGCCTGTAGAACTCTATCAATAGATCCAGCCATAATTAATTGTGTACTTGTATATTATCTTAGCAGATTATTCGGATTTGGCTTCACTTGCTGATGGTAATACTTCACCTTGAACTAAAATGTCTCTAAATTCTTCTCTATCAATAACTTGCTGATCAAATAATGATGTCAAAGCTGTAATATCTTGTCCAATTAATCTTTCAATATCAAAATCTCTACTGATCTTTACTTCGGGAGGTTCGATACCTACATATTCAGCAGACAAATTAAAACATTTTTGAAGTTTCTGCTCTAATTCCATAGAAACCATTGCAAGCATAGAATTAGTATCTACTCTGTCTAGCCTTCGAGCGTCAGCAGATTCAGCTACAAACTTTTGTTGACTCAAAGTACTAATACCAAGAGTAGCCATTTGCATCTGTAATTCTTTTATCTCAGCAGATTGAGCATCAAAAGCACTAGAAGCTGGTTCTACATAATAAACTTTGTTACCAGGCTGAGTTGCCATCGCATAATTAACAGAAATAGCTAAGTCTTTAGTCTGATCGTCATATCCTTCCATTACAAGCATTGGTTGAGATGCAACGTGCAAACTATGAATTAAATCAGCTTGTCTTTGAAAATGAGCAAGATTTAAGTATGCAATGTCCAATAAAGGTGGTTTGCTTACTAAATTATCTGTTTTTCCCGAATAAATTGTTACTAAAGGTATTTCACCAAGAGAAAAACTACCAGTTTCTACCTGCTTATAATCTTTATCTGCTGAACCCATCTCAAAATTACCCGTAACACTGTTATCTGCAACGTCATACATCTCTTCAATCTGTTCTTTTTTGCGAAAAATTCTATACCTACCTGGCTCGATCACTCTTATCTGATCGTAAACTTTTTCACCAAACTGACCATTAGGTAACACTGCTTTTTCAGCTAATCTTACCTGCACTAAATTTCCATAATTAGACTCTCTATCAAGCCTCCAACCATAAAGATTTGTTGGATCTACTTCAATCCAATAAGGTCTGCGATTCTGTTGTCTTTCTTCTGCAAGTGTTAAAGCACCCGATGGAGCTGGATAATCTACAAGAATATGACTTTGACCATAAATCAAAGAACACATCAATACTCTTCTAGCATATTCATCTAAGTCCGAACCACAACCATCGACATTCATCTTGAACATTTCTGTCCAATAAGGATCACCAGTAAGTGTTATTGGTTTTCTTAATACAAGACCCGTAGCTGCCCTAATCAATCTTTGTGTGAAAGGACTAAAGACTGATCTATTTACTCTTGCTAAGTAAGCATCATAATCTTCTCTTGGTTCGAGAGGTAAAAATGCTTCAGAGTTTTCTCTAAGGTACTCTGTTCCCTCTGTAACAGCCTTCATTATTTCCCAACCTTTCATCATATCCAAGACAGCCCTTGTTCTCGTAAAAGGACTATCAATGCCACCTACAGATGTAGATGAAACAATATTAGTTCTAATAGGACCTGGTACGGCATAAGTCATCTCAGCACCTCCATTTTCTTAATGCTAACGCCTTCCTCGTAGGTCTGCCTTTACTATCTTTCATTGGCCCAGGCATTCCCGACATTCTTGCACAAAAAGATTTGCGTCTTTTGGCTGCTTTACTACCAGGTTTGACTTTTCCTGTGACAGGAGCTTTTAAATTACTACCAGTGGCACGATTATATTTAGCTCTACCTTTCGCAGTTAATCCACCTGTCTTGGACTTTTCTCCTCTACCTACGCTTAAATTTACATTTTTACGTTTTTTTCTCATTATTTTCCTACCTTTTTCATGGTTAGATTGTGAGCTTCAGTAAAAGTTTTACCTTTTAACATCAAGTTCTTCATCTCTTCCATATGCTTCCTAGTATGAGTACCCTTCTTTTTATGCCTAGCTAAAGCATCTTTTTGTCTTTGAGTTAGGTCTTTCATTTTTTCTTCCTTTTTTTCTTAGAACGTAGCTTTTTAAGATCAGCAGCCGTGATCTTATCCCGTGGTGGAGCAACCGCAGCTAGTTTACGTTGTTTGCTCGAATAAGATCCTTTTGGCATTAGATAGCAGAAGTAATAGCACCATTAGTTATAAAACTAACTGATACTGTGCTTAGATCTCCAACAGTAGAGCTATATGAAGTTCCTGTTATAGTTCCGTTAAAACTTAATTTTTTAGTTCCTGATGTATCTAAGAAAAGGTTAAATGCAGCATCGCCAGAATCTTCTGTTGTTAATACATCTGTAATGATTTCAGCAGTATCATCTCCTGATGTTGCTGTATAAATAAGATCAACAGTACCAGAACCAGAAATTAAACTACCTACGTTTTTTCTTGAAGTATCTCCATGTGCAGTTACATCAAGAGTGTCTTTTGTTACGTCTAATGTCCAAGCTGTTGTAGAAGCTATAGCTCCAACTGTTCCAGTTCCGTTATCAAATGATACAGAGCCTTCTTCACCACGAAAAAATGCCATGATTCTAAGAAAAATTTACTTATAACAATATATTACCTTGAAACTGCAACTTTCACAGTTATTTTTTCTTCTTTTTTCGTCTATGTTGATAACTTATTTTCTTACTACTTGTTTTTTCACGCTTAAATCTTGCTTTTTCGGCTGCTGACATCTCCCCTACTGTCTTAGGTGTCTTACTTGATACACGATTTTTGGGACGACAAGCTGGATAACCTCGTTTTTCACCTTTTTTTCGGCCACAAGGCTTGCCTGTTTTGACATCAACCCAATTTTCTTTAAACCAACGAGCTAAACCACCACTACTTTTTGCCACGTTTCTTCCTCGTAGTCTTTCGTTTGCCTTTGGTATAGCCAGAAGCAGTCCTCGTTTTACCCGATGCGTCAGGTTTTGTGCCCTTACATACTTGAACTGCATATCCATTTGCATATGCAGACGGATAAACTTTATATTTACGTTTAGCAGCCTCTATGCCTCTTTTACATAGTTTGGCCATTATTTACCACCACAACTGCATCTTTTCTTTCCTCCCTTCTTCTTTTTCTTCTTTTTTTTCATCCCAGTGTGATAAGGCATAATAAGAATTAGGTTGTTCTTAGTATATTCTAAACGAAGTTTGACCGAGTGTCTCTGGTTTTGCCAAATTAAACTGCTGTAAACAAAGATAACCGAAAGCGTCAAATGCGTGGTCAACTCCTAAATTTTTATTTGGCATACCTGTATTTGGTGCGTAAGTTAAAGTTCGCAGTGATTTTATCAATTCTTTACATCTGGGGTGAATAAATGTCCTTCGATCACCCGCAGCATCAAAAAGTGCCGTATTTACAGCAGTAATTTTATCCCGAATCTTCCATGGAGCCTTCGGACTAGACACAGTAAAGCCACTTCTTCGTAAAATTGTGTGATCTGTGAGTCCAACACCACTTGTTTTGCGAGCACCGCCCGTAGGATCGGGACAAGTTATGATTCTTCGGTCAACTCCATAACGATTCACCACTTCTTCGGCAAAATCCCATGTAGTTGCACCTCCCCGTAAGATAATTTCGTCAAAAACATACAAATTTTCGTTACTTTTGACCGCACATATGCCACAAAGCGGGTCAACGTTGAAATCCACCCCCATATATAGCGGTAACATATGTAAATCAGCCACTTCGGACGATATATTTTCATCATCAAAGCTAATCGCCACCAATCCCGTGAGATTTTCAAAGCTCGCTTCAAATTCCTGCCGAAATGTACGATTATCTAGCTGACCCCTGGCCGCTTCAACCTCCTCTTTCGGAACATTACCCCCCTCAATCGTAGTAAAACTCCATCTTTTCCAATCTCCACTTTCATCTTCGGGTACATAACACCATAAATCGTAAAACCAACTGGCCGTACCATCAGGTGTTGAAATAAATAACGCCCACCCCTGTTTGTCAGCTAAAGCAGGTCTTATGACTTCAGACCATACCTCTCTGTCCATAAATGCTGCTTCATCGAGAACTACGCCACTTAAACTACGACCTCTCAATGCCATGGCATTTTCAGTACCCTTCAACTCAATAGTTGATTCATTTACTAATTCAATTTTCAAATCTGTCTCATTCTTGGACTTGATCCATTGCTTCGGCACTAACTTCTTTAATGTTTTCCATGCAATATCCTTCGCCATTCGATAGGTAGGTGCACAATAAAAATATGTTTCACCTGGCTTCGATATAGCACCTTTCAATAATTCAACACAACTTAAATAACTTTTACCAAATCTTCTTCCAGCTACAAGCACCCTAAATCTTTCATCAGCTTTGAACACCTCCCCTTGTGCCCAACGTAAACTTAACGGTTCTGCTACTGCCATATAAAAATAATAACCACATTTACTATAACAGCAA